CCTCCCAGAGTTGTGGTAAAGTTAAGCATGAGTTGTACTCAGTCCAGTACCTCTCATCCCATGATTCACAGCCAAGCATAAAGTTGATGGCTATGAAGGCGATACCGAAGCCTACCGCTATAGTTAGCGATAGCCCTCCGATAATGTTGAGGATGCGTCTCATTGATAGAGACCCCATCCAAAGTAGCTGTCTGCAAGTGACATCAGTATCGACGCCACTACACAGTACAGTATCCAAGTGAACATAGTTGACATCTTCATCGGACATTACCTCCCTTGTTGTTGATACCCTTCAAGTCCTCAGGATTAGTGAAGAGCATATAGTTAGACTTGTGCATAGGAGCGACAGTAAAGACTCGCTTCCGTGCCATAACCTCTCCGCAAACTAGACATGTGTCATAGCCCAAAGAGGAACGGTCAGGATGAACCTGACCGCTACAACGTACACACTCAACGACTGACATAGAGAAACCCTCTACTTGTCGCAGTATCAGAGTGCCAACTGTCAGGTTTGGAATACTCATCAGGTGTAAGAGACCAGACAAGAAAGCCATTAGTGAACCAACCATAGACACCAGACTGAGTTTGTGCTTTGTAAACTTGTTGCATAATACCTCCATTAGAAACACAGATAGGGGATGCCATAGTTGACATCCCCTGATACAGATTAGAGCAGGACAATGTTATCGTCCGCTTTCTTGATGTGCTTTACAGGCCCTGCAATAGTGACCTTAGGCTTGCCCCATTTACCTGCCGCTAGAGTCGCAGTATCACCACGGTCAATAGCGTCCTTGACTGCTGTCTGAGGAAGTTCCTTAGAGTCACGGTCTAGAGTCTGGTTGACATTGGGGATATAGAAATCCCAACGATTGAATGTTGCCTTAGGATTGGAATCACAGAACGCCATAGCTGACGCTACAAGTTCACAGATATTGGTGGCATTATACTTGCCCTCATTAGAGGGTTGTAAGTAGAGCATGTTAGTGCCCTTGTTGAATGCCAAGTTAAGATTACCTTCATAAGTTTTAGCCATGTGACTAACCTCCAGTTAAAAGTTAAGATTAAAACTCTCTAAGAGAGCCGTCCCGAAGAACAACCAAACCTTACATCGCTGTTCGGCAGTTGTCAAGTTTGGTTGGCCTTTAGTCTTTATTGTCTATCTAGTGTAAGCTTTAGAGTATCTGCCGATGTTTTACAAGAGAGATAGTAAAATGGATAGTAAAAACTGTAAAGATATCAAGGCCTTACGATGAAGTATCTAAACTATCTAGTTTTTTAGAGGTTATGTGGTGTTACGCGCAAATAGCAATAACACAGGATATTTAGTTGTAGAGAAGGGTATAGTTAAAAAAACTATATAATTTAGATAGTTTAGATAGTAATACTGTACATATGGCCCTGTATATCCTGATTCTTATGGCTTTTCTCTCAACATGTTGTATAGTTTGGCTATCTAAAACACAGGATATAGTGTAAACTTCCAGTTAGATAGTATAGATAGTCTCTAATCTTGGTATTAAAGCGAGCTATAACCCCCCGAGCTATGGGTCTATATATACAAAATAATAGAAACTTGACACAAAAAGAGAGGGAGCCTTGCGACTCCCCCTTGGTTATTTGCCTATCAGTCTTCCGATACGTCTGGACTCTCTAGGTTTACATCTGATTAAGACTGGCTTCGCCATAGTAGCACTCCAGCAAACCAGGTTAACATTCCAATCAATGTGATTAGCGTCCAGATGATTAGTTCGAAGCCGACGATACTGTTATCTGCTTCTATGGTTCCAACTCCAGCCATCATCAGGAAGAATCCAGCCATACTAAATATAATTGAGAACACTTTCATAGTTTACACTCCAGTTGTTTAGGTTGGCTGGGGCGATTGCCCGCCCCAGCTTCTTGGTTATTGGTGACTCACATTCACTTGGTGTTGCGGAATCTGAACTTCGTGGATTAGTTTGAGGGCAAAGTTCTTAGCTGAACCCTCAGTCTTGTACCAGCGGAAGTAAAGTGTTCCAAACTCAACCCAGTCAACGCGGTAACGTCTTAGCTTTTCTATTTTCATAGTCGTCTCCAGTTCGAAGCGGCTGGAGCCGAAGCTCCAGCCTAGGTTAAGGTTAAAGCAACACGATGTTGTCGTTTTGCTTGGCGGTCGGTGCGGTTGGGTTGACTAGGTCAAGCCTTGGCTTGCCCCACTTTCCAGCTTTTACAACCGGCTGGAATCCCGCTTTCAGAGCTTTTTCCAGTTCAGCTGGCTTCAGGTTTTCACCGTCTTTCAACTTCTGGTTTACATCTTTGATGTAAAAGCTCCAGCGGTCTATCGACCCTTTGTTTGCCTTGCCAGCGTCAACCACCAGTTTAGCAACCGCATCAGCGTCTTGTGCTGAATACTTACCATCAACCGCTTTAGCTAAGCTGATAACCTTTGTTCCCTTGTCGAACTTGACATTGAAACGACCTTCGAAAATACGTGTCTGCATGACACACTCCTTATACACCTACGATTTCAAACAGCGTGGCGGTGTAGGCTTCCCCGCCCGCCGTCGTTGCCGTTCATCAGCAACAACTACATACGAGCATAACCTGACATAGATGTCAAGTTAGCCTAGTTTTAGGCAGTTTTGCTAGGGCTTGCGCGTCGCCTATCGCGTCGCCTATCGCGCACTCACACGCAGGCAGGAGGGGGGCACATGGATTATTTTTTGCAACCCCCCGCCCATATAAGTAAACCTCACATAACAAGACCCCAAAAAATAAAGATGTAAAGTTAGCATAATGCTTGACAGCTCCGTAACTTACAGACTAGGATTGCCTCATGGATACGTTACCGCTTAAACATACCAAGTGGTCTGATCGCTTAGCGATGGACATGGCACTGATGCTAGAAGGAAGCGGCGAGACTTTGGATGAAGTCAAAGATCGCCACAGCCTGAAGGTAGAAGAGCTGCTTGTATTTAATAAAGACCCTGTGTTTTTGAAAAAGGTCGAGTCTTACCGCGACGAAGTTCGTGAAAAAGGTATGACGTTTAAACTTAAAGCCAGAGCACAGGCGGAAGAACTCTTAACAACAAGTTGGACTTTGATCCACAGCCCAGATGTTTCTGCGGCTGTAAAAGCTGATCTTATTAAGTCTACTGTTAAGTGGGGCGGCTTAGAGCCTAAGAACGAAGTAAACGCGGAGGGTGCAAGTGGCGGAGTTAAAATTACAATTAACCTCGGGGGTCAAGACTTCCCAGCGACTGTCGTTGATCACGAACCTATTGACGAAGTTTACACAGAAGGAGAAGGGGCAGAAGATGGCAACCTTCTCAACACTGGATGAGTGCGAGCGCTGTGCGGCAATTTTGCTGCAGCTGAACGTACGTTATAAGCAGAAGATCCGAAGAAAGAAGAATGTGGAAAAACCTTATGCAGTAATACTTCTTGATAATGTTGATCTTCTGCTTGCTCAAACTGAAGTGTCTGAGCAGTGCCCGCATTGCGGGGAGAACACTATAGAGTATCAGTGGTGTAAGTATTGTGGGGATATAACACATTTAGATGAGTATGAGTCATATGCTAATAAGATGGGATGGCACGGGTAAGAACGCGGCCAACATGACAGTAGAAGAATTTGCGTTGGAGCTGCAGCGTATAAAGCACAGGACGTTGTATATTGATACGACTGCTGCTGGGCGAGACGCGGCTAAACGTACGCGCAGTTATAGGAATGCTAGGCGGGGAGCGTTTGGCAAATGGCATTAGATATTAACTTTACACCATCACGAACTGCAGCGAAGTTTATGCAGTCAGACTCTAAGATGCGTGTACTGATGGGGCCGGTTGGGTCTGGTAAATCTGTTGCAAGTTGTTTTGAGATTGTGCGTCGGGCGAGTGCGCAGGAGCCGAACGAACAAGGTATACGTAAATCGCGGTGCGCTGTTGTGCGTGAGACTGTACGCCAGCTAACAGATACTACAATTAAAACGTTTCTTGATTGGTTCCCACCTGGGGTGTGCGGCCAGTTCATGCGGACGACCAAGACATACTTCTTTAAGGTTGGCGATGTTGAGTGCGAGATTATGTTTCGTGCGCTCGATGATGCTGACGATGTTGCAAACTTGAACTCTCTTGAGCTTACCTTCGCGTGGTTTAACGAGTGTAGGGATATCAACGCCGAAATCGTAGACGCGATGTCTAAACGTATCGGGCGTTTTCCATCTAAGAAAGATGGCGGGCCTTCTTGGTTTGGTATGTGGGGTGACACTAACCCCCCGACTATGGACACATGGTGGTATTATCAGATGGAGCACTTAGACGCTAAGGATGGCGTCAGTTATAATGACAACGGGTGGGATGTGTTTAAGCAACCGTCCGGACGTAGCACTTTTGCAGAGAATGTGGAGAACTTACCAGATGGATATTATGACACCCAAGGGCGCAGCGAAGAATATATACGGGTCTTCATTGACGGAGAGTACGGACTTAGCTCCGCAGGTCAGCCAGTCTATAAGTATTTCAGACCGGACTATCACATGGCTGGGGAGACTTTGCGTCCTATTCTCAATGGGGTGCGTCCTATCGTTATCGGTATGGATTTGGGGTTGACTCCAGCAGCAGTAATCGGGCAACAAGATCCTCGCGGGCGAGTCCTAATTCTCGATGAGGCAGTGTCTTTTGACATGGGGGTTCAGAGATTCGTCCGCACGATTCTCAAACCTATGGTATACGAACGATTTAGCGGTGCGCCGATCCTTGTGGTTGTTGACCCAGCTGGTATTCAGCGTGCCCAGACAGATGAACGATCAGCGGTTGACATCATTAAAGCCGAAGGGTTTAGGGTCATACCGGCAAAAACAAACAATGTGTCAGCAAGATTGTCTTCAGTAGATGATTATCTTATGCGTCATGTGGACGGCGATAGCGCGTTCCTACTTGACCCTAAGTGCTCACAACTTAAAGCAGCTATGATGGGTGGGTATAGGTTCCACCATAAGAATGGCAACATTGACAAAAATAATCATTCCCACGTAGCTGAAGCTTTACAATACTTTATGTTACATGTAGCGACAGCTGGCGAGGGTTCTTTCATGCCT